TATGACCGACACTATGGGTCGTATGCACTCAGACGCTCAGTTCGCCGGTTCTTCATCAGTTCCTGCTCACGTGGAAATGATGGGATTCCTGGGTATCGGTAACAACCCGATGGTAGGATGTACAGTGGCTTGTGCTGTAGACGTTGCTACTGCTTTGAGCAAGTAATATAATACATTGCTAATATATAAATCCCTGTAGCCGTAATGGTTATGGGGATTTTTATTTTAGTTGTACCGCAATGCTTATCCCCTATCTAATACTCATTTCCTCTTGCTATTCTTCTTATAATTAGCTGTGATTGGATAATGGAATTGAAGCAAATTATAGCTTAAATGGAGCTTGAATCTCTAAGGGTAAACGTGGCTGATTATCCTTAAAATGGAGCTAAAATGAAGCTATTTTGTGACCAATTTGTGACCATTTTCCTCTTTTTTCAAAAGTGGTCACAAAATTTCAATTAACCATCTATATTACAAATAGATATATCATTCTTAAAGAACTTCCATAAGTCTAATTTTAAATGATAGAACAATGGTAAGAAGTTCATTTTCTATTCTCTTTTTTATAAGAGAAAGCAAAGCAAGAAAGAATGGTAATGTTCCTATTGAAGTTATGATTACTGTAAATGGTGAAAGAAACTCTTTCTCCACAGGTAAACAAATAGCTATTGAAAAATGGGACAAAACCAAACAGCAAGTAAAAGGAAAAGACCAAGAGACACAGAATCTCAACAATTATTTAAAAGCGATTAAAGCGAAACTCTATCAGAAAGAAGCAGAACTTTTGGAAAGAGGCTTTATCATAACTGCCCAAATTCTTTATGACGCTTACTTTGATAAGGTAGAATCTCTAAAGGAGAGAAGTCTGTTTGAAGTCTTTGAAGAACACAATCAAGAACAAGAGAAGTTGGTAGGCAATGGAGTTTCTAAAGCTACTCATTGGGTGTCTGTCTATACCATCAGATTATTAAGGGAGTTTGTTCAGCAGAAGTACAAAAGAGAAGATTTATACTTACGTGAACTGAATCTAAACTTCATCCAATCCTTTCATTCATTCCTAAGAATTGATAAAGGCATGGCACAGAACTCATCTACCAAACATCTAAAGCTATTGAAGAAGATTATAAATCTATCAGTAGCCAACTCCTATATGGCATTCAACCCATTCTCTACCTATAAGGTAGAACGAGAACCCGTAGATATAGATTTTTTGGACGAAGAAGAATTGAGGAAGATTATCAACTTTGATACTCCCCTGCCAAGATTGGAGCGAGCTAAAGATATGTTCCTCTTTGGGTGCTTCACTGGGCTTAGTTACATTGACATTAAGACCTTGACACCAGAACACTTTGAGAAAGATAACACTGGCAGAATATGGATTAAGAAACGTAGGGTTAAGACAGGGGTTCTATCACGCATTCCCCTACTCCCCATCGCCAAACTGATATTGGATAAGTACAAAGGTGGAGAGAAATTACTCCCTATTCAAGACCCTGCGGACATCAACAAATATCTAAAGGATATAGCTATACTTTGTGGAATTAATAAACGAATTTGCTTCCACACAAGTAGGCATACATTTGCAAGTACAGTTACTTTAGCCAATAACATATCTCTGGAAGTCGTTTCTAAAATGTTAGGACATACCAATACACGAATGACTGCCCACTATGCAAAGCTAATAGACAAGTGCATAGGTGAGCAGATGGATAAACTCATGGATACGTTTACAGGAGATTCTGATTACTAAAGCATATCCTACCCACAAATTCCCCACTTGTAGCAATGCAGGTGGGGATTATTTTTTAACTTTGTTCGTCAAAACTTAAACATATAAAGAGATATGAATCCCATAACTAAATTTGAATGGAAAGACAATATAGAACAGGAGAAAGACTTATTAGAATATATATCCATATTGGAAGAACTATATATCCCAGATTTTGACTACGATACAGACAGCCCTTATTATTATGGCTATGAAAGAATAAACAAATCAGAAGTAAGTGCAGAAGAATGGGAAGAAATCTGTAACCAGCCCATTTATATAAATGTGTCAGAAACTTTGCGGACATTTGGCAATAGATATAACAAAGGTCTGATAGCAGAGCATTTCAGTTATGCCAACTACATGAAACATAAATTAATACAGCAATTTATAAGAGGATTGGATTTAGATGCAGATAAGTTTTGGATGCTTCTGCTGTTTATCTATGATTACAGTTACCATTATTATATAGAGGGAATAGACATGGGAGAATCCCCCAACGAACAGCTTCTTAAATTCACCAAAGCTATTATAGGCAATGTAGAAAGTTTTGATGAAAAGACAGGGAGCATATTTACCCAATCCACTACATTAAAGATATGTGTGGAGGGAGAACGTAACATTATAATAGACAATCCCACTGCCATTCATTACATAGCTGACGCTACTCTCAAGATGATGCAACAGGACGATTTAAACAGCATTGGAATAATGAGCCATAAAAGGAGATTGGGAACTTCCACCTCTACCAAGGATTCTCCATTCATCACTTTTTTTGCAAAGATGTTCCTTGACTTCTTCAACACACAATCCCAAGTTATCCTTAAAAGGAAGAAAGGTGCTAAATATTCACAAAAGGAAACTGACCTCATTTGCCAACTGATAGCATTTACCAAACTATCCACTAAATCGTGCTGGTCACAAACAGAGAATGACACACTTAAAGCATTCCTAAAACAATATAAGGACTTTGAACCAAGCACTATCAACAGTGTCTATCCATCATTCAGAATGTAATCCACTCCTTTAATTTATAATATCCCGCTACTCTATTCTCTAAGGGGAATAAAAGTAGTGGGATTTTTATTACCCATACCTTACCCATATACCATTCTATATTTGCACCGCCAAAGGAAAGACGGCAAAGTTCCAAACTAAGGGTAATAAATTAGAGCTTAAAATTATTACCTATAGCGAGGACAGAAAGATTCTACCTTTGCAGCGTAATCAGAAAGCCAAGTGCGCATAGGCTGGACGGTTATAAATTAAATGTACAATAAATAGAACCTAATGCTGTAAAGGTCAAGCGTACAAAACTATGGCACAAAATATTGCTATTGAGAATGTGAATAATGAAGTTGCCAATGCAAACGAAGTTCAACAACTTAATAATAAAAAGATGGAAAAAGTAAATGAAACAACAGTTATGAAGATGCAAGCAGTAGAAGAAGCCCGTCAGAATTTGATGAGAGCCAAGAGCGTACTTGAAGCCAACAAGGATGCAGAAGCCAATATTAAGAAATCCGCACAGGTCAATGTAGGCAAGGCTGAAACCGCATACTTTGAAGCACTTAAAAAGGTGGAACTTCCAGCCACTAAAATAGAAGTTTGGAATGAAGTTACCAACACAGCTGAACAGGTAATCTTCACTAAAGAGGAAAAGGAAATCATCATCGCTACATCTGTTTACAGCATGGCAGTAAGCAAGGTAAACATCGAATGTGGCAAGAACTTGATAACCAATGAAAAATTTGATAAAGTTCCTCTCTACATCACAGAAGCCACCTTGTTTTACAACGCGGACATTGAACTGAAAGACCTTAACGGAAACATCATACCTAAAGACACTCCCAATGTCTATGTTCCTGTTGATACTGCAAACGGATATTGGCAATGGGCAAGCTACCACGAGCACAACCTCAATGCCATAGTCAAGGATGATACAAAACTCATTATAGAAAATGTGAGAATCAAAGAGTTCGCATCTTTACAAGAGTTTGGTAAGTACAGAGGAGTGAACAATGTGTTAAGTCGTGGTTTTAACGGATTGGAGAAAGCAGGTAACGCAGCATTAGCCACTCAACAGGAGTTCTTTAGCAAGGTGTTCCAAAAGGCATTAGAATTGAAAGCAAACATCAGCGTAATCACCAAATACTATAATTTTGGTAAGACACTAAGTTTGAAAGTCTGGAACAGTGCCATGCAGGGAGTTTGTGAAACCCAACTTGAAGAATATGATTTGACAGTAGGCGATACAATCATCAAGACTTTAACTGACATGAAGATTTCTAAGGACACTATCAGACATCGCTACATGATTGATGCAATCACCCAGCTTGCCAATTACGCACCGAATGGTGAAAACAAGAAGATTGGATTGGATGAAACTCTAAGTACCATAAAGACATTGAATGAGAGCAGCATTAAGATTATAAATAAAGTGAAGTCAGAACCTGTGAACGCTATCTATTCTGAAATGCTCACTCAATACCTAAAGAATAAAGGAATAATCAAAGAAGAACAGGCTGCATAAGCCATCAATAATAAAGCCCATGTGACAGGTGGGCTTTCTCTTCCCAAGTTCTTAGATATTCTGAATAGCATAAAGTCTGATTCTTAAATGTGTGGTCTTATCATTAGTTCCCTACCTGTGGATTTACTACTTTTACAGTACCACAGACAGATAATTCCACACATAGATTGACAAACTTACAAACTATTCAGAATATCTAAAATGGAAGAATTTACTTATGAGCAGATAAGGGCTAAGGCTCTTAAACAGGGAGTAAAAGATAACAAAGTTCACATTGGATTATGGGCTAATCTTAATAACTATCTAAAGACAAGGAGAAAGAAGAATGGAAAGGTTACTACCAATTATATATCATTGCAGAAGTTGGCTTATTAACTCATTAATATTTAAATTGATATGATAATCCATTTGCCAACAGGAAAGAAGTTCCACAATAGAAAGGAAGCCAAGATACACTTTGGGACTGCCTACTATTATAAGATGGAACGAGAGAAGAAAGATTTAGTGTTTACCAATAATGTTCAATCAGCTACTAATGAATATGAAGATACCTCAAAGACACCTGCAAAGCAGGACAAGTAACATTAGGCAGGACTATGCCACCATTAATAAATCAATAGTGGATAAACTCAATCCACCCAATTTGTACAGGTTCTTCTGTCTGTCCTTATATAGAAATGACTATTATAAGGTCAGATGGAGAATTAAGGATTTAGCCAAACGGACTGGAGAGGAAGAAACAGCTCTAAAGAATTTCAATAAGGACATAGAAGCAGTGTTGGTTAGAAAGAGATATAGGGAAGACATCAACCACCCTCTTATTGAATTTACAATGAGAAGTCTTTACTGCATCCCACCAATAGACCGCCCCAACTTTATAACACTGTCCTACCTCTTTATGAAAGTGAATTTGGATATTAAAGTGAAAGGCTATTATATCAAGCTCCTATTAATAGCAGAAGATAACAAGATATTGCTTTCTTCTAATAAGTTGGCTAACAAATTGGGAATGGGTAAGAAAAATGTAGAGAGTTACAATTTGGATTTATATAATGCAGGTCTGTTGAAATTCATACCCAACGGATTTGAACTTACTCCAAAGGAACTACTATTAGACAATGATATAGCCCAACAGCGTAAAGAGTGGATTCCCCAACCTCCAAAAGACTTTCTCAAAATGACTTTCAAGCCCAAATAACAGGCAAGCAGGATTTTTCGTACTGTTTATTATTATATTAATAGATGGTACGAATAATCCCAAGTCTATCTTATTCTGACTTTAGAAGTGCATAAAGTTAAATTTTTAAAGTTGGGTGCAACATTTAAGGCAAAAAGTGGATTTTATAACCCCAAATCCCAAAATGTTGTACGAGATACCATACCACTATTTTAGCCCCCTCTCACCCAGTAAAAGTAAAATGAAAATTGGCAGCCACCCACCCACCTCCTCAACCATTATTAATTTTACTATTCACCTCACATCATTCATGGACTTCTTAAAGAGATACACAATACAGACATAATGGTAATATAGTCTAATTGTAATACGCTTAAATGTAATTCAGCGAATTGTAGTGAAGTCAAAATCGTTATGGAGCAATCCTAAATGATATGGACTTTACCAATTCCAGAGTTAAATCAATCAATAACCATTTAAACAATTTATCATTATGAGAAATTTAGTTATCATGCCAGCTATGGCAAACAATCGTGAGAGAATGAATTTGGGTGAATATGCAGAGGAAGCAACCATCATCATGGATGAACCTGTAAGACCTGCCAACCATTTCATTGAAGCCAACACACAGGAAGCAACCTTGCATCATCTGAAACATGACTGCATTACCCCAGTGTTCTCTAAGGACAACGAACTTACCATTAACCATGCCGCATTTGTGGAAACCATACAGGATGCAGCCCAATCATTCTTTAGTGGTGAGAGAGTGGAACAGGCAGATATTCGTGTGAGCCATATTATCAAAGGCAGAATCCCTGAAGCTATCCATAAGCC